AAAGTAACACATAAAATCATAATGCTTTTGAAATATTATTAAATCTTCTGTGTCTGCCAAATCACCACTCCTCAAATTCAAAGTCTAACCCAAACCCATTTCCAGATTATCAGACTGACAGATGATCACAGGCGCCGCGGGAGCCAACATTAGTGTTCACGCTGCAAGGCTCAGTGTTCAAGTAGAGCGTGCGCGACCCACAGCGGGAGCCGTCGCTCCGACGCCCGCCAGCGATTCCCATTCTTATTGAGCTATATATTTCCCCTAATTGGAAGCTGCTATCCTTACCTGTTCTTAGTGAGTCATTCCAGGACCCAGAAGAAGAGTCTCCAAAGGTATTAAGTGTTTCCCAGAGGTTACCAGCGCAATCAACAAGGTTATAACATGATACTGCTTGCTCCACAGTTCCTGTCTCTGTCCTGTCGCTGTTGCTTGTAGCAGACCAGGCGGCATTGTTATCCCCATCGTGGCCTTCCGGACTTCCATAAGCCGCTTGTATCCATTCTTGATAATCAAGCATCCGCTTATTAACATTAGAAAATCCTCTAGCAAAATCATACCAGTTATAATCTTCTGTACCGCTGACAGGAAGCGCATTATACTCACTTACTAATTCAGTATCAGGCCATGTTCCTGTACCTTCGCTTGCTAGATAAATATCAGCCCAAAAATTAGAAACCTTAACCATTCCAGTAGGGTCGCAATAAGGACGATAATTAAGTGTCCAAACTGAATTCGGAAGTATATTAACGTCTATATTTGCTGTATCGTTATATCTTTGTGATATATCTCTGATACGCCCATAGTGAAAGCCTCCAATTTTTCTTGAATTGTTTTCAGTATAACCATCCGGGTAAGTAGAATTGATTGAAATAACAAAATCGGGCTCAGCATCAGCTGATGGTTGCAGCGCATATATATAATAGTTTTCACCAAGAGTGAAACTTGCAAAGCTCCCATCATTGTCAGCGGCTGTCAGAATAGTATCAGTTTCTTTTTTAAGATTTTGTCTGTCAATCCTCAGGGCCAGAGGCGGTACTGTAATTTCATCAGCAGCGCTTTTTTCTATATGTCCTTTGAAATTGTAGAATGAAGGTGAATCAGCTCCTACGAAACTTAACATTGGTCAATCACCTCCTGGACTTCATCGACTGTAAATCCTAATCTAAATATCTTTCCGTTTGGATTATCTACCAGCTTGAACTGCACTATCTTTTCTTCTCCCTCTTCTTCCTGAGTCATAACCTTGTACTCAGGAGCGGGTCCAGTTCTATCACTTTCTGCTGCAAGTTCTTTGTCAAACTCATACTTTTTGGCTGTATTTAGCAGCCCCTGGTATGCTCTTTTTACTTTTGGTGTGTAGCCAAAGTCATTAATCACATTTTCATAATCCTGTCTTGAATTAAGCACTTTTGGAAAACCTCTCATGTTATCTAACCTCCATTGCTAACGATCCATCTACCATTTTGAATTCGTATATATCGCCAGTTGTCTCATCTATCAAGTTGTTCTCTGGATTTGAACCATCCGGGCCAGCCTTTACAAGCCCATATTCGACTTTCTGAATTGTTGCATCTATTACTGTATCAAACAGCACTATAGTTGTTTCATCATTAACGCCATCATAATTTGCTGATTCTACAGCTGAATAAACCGAGCTTGCGTCTAAAGTCGCTTTAATTTTTCTGTTGGTAACAAAAACATCTGTATAGTCACCAGGCACTGTAAAAGTATCAGCGCTTACATAAGTTGCCGATAATGTGCTGTCAATCCATTCAGTCATATTTTCAGCAAGGTCAGATTTGATTGTTCCATCTTCATTAAGAGCAACTTCTAGCCGCTCCCATAGAGTGTTTTTTGTACCTCTCGAAACTCTTAAATCCTTAATATATGGATTATATTCATTCTGCAGCACCCACTCTGAACCATTCCAAAACTTCATTTTTGCATTTGTCCAGCCTTCTGAAATGTCTAGCCAGGGCATTCCCTGATAAGTGTCGGCTGGCGCCGTTTCTCCTGCAAATTGAGTAACAAGAGCTAAAAAGTTGCCATATAAAACTTGTTTAAGGCCAGGGCCATTAGCATCAAGCCCGTCTTTATTTGTCGTTCTTATATCAAAATCTTGAGACATGTCATCACTCCTTTAATATCCTTCGATTATAATCTTTTCTGCAGTTCCTCCAACATCATTATTGTTAATGTCTTTGATAACTACATCTACACTATCTATAGTTTTGTTTTGAAAATCAGCATATTTCATTGTTGATCCATCCTGCAGCAAGTAATAATTATAGCCTCTGGGAATTTCATAATATTTTATTCCGTAATCGCTATACTTAATTGTTTTTCCACCAACTGGTACTGACAGATTATCAATTTCTAATTCTAAATCAGGGACATCAAAAAACTGTTTAATTTCATTAAGCTCAAATTCAGCAGTTTCTGTCTCCAGCTGAAAAGTAAATTTAAACTGGCAGTATCTAAATTTGTATTCTCCAGTCATGTATGTCTGCCAATCTGACCATTCCACATTATCATCGGAAAACCTTACATATATTTCAGTCTCATAAATAGCAGGTGGATTGTCTAAACTATTATTAGGGAAATCATCAAGTCCGCGATTAGGAAAACTCAGCAAACTTAATCCTAAGTCTTGGAAAAACCAATCTTTTTTGAGCCTTATATCTGTCCGGCCAACTCTGACTGTATCGATAATTTCTGTCATATATTCAGCGTTAAAATCATAATCAGGTAAGCCGTTTGCAAAAGCAGGAATATCAGGCCAATCATCAAGATTATAGCCGGCTAAGTCTTCTAGATTATACATGTGGAAAAACGCTATCTTGCCGTTAATATTATCTATATTATCTAGTGTTGCATTATCTATATAATCAAGTTCATTTCTTTCGATAATTATGTTAAGCTCCTGGCCGGTCCCTGAAACTTCAAAAATTGCAGAAGTAAAGCTGCTTGAATACTGCCTTACTCTATCAATCGTCTTAATCATATACATATGAGTTCCATCAATTTCGTTCTCAGAAGTCCATCTGTCTCCAGTGAGTTTAGTTCCGAGAACTTCACCGTTGCCCCAGTCTGTTCCTTTTCTGATTTCATAACCTAAAACATCGGGTTCATTTACTTCCTGCCATTTGAATATTAATTTTGCACCTTTTTGAGCGACTTGCAGAGTCTCGGGTGCTGCAGGCTTGTTATCTTTACCGGATATAATAATATCCCTTGAAATAATACCGTCACTGGTTATGCTTCTGTATTTAGAAACAGTTCGCACTCTAACTTGATAAGACACATTGACTTTAAGATTTTCAATTTCGAAACTACCGCCCTCTGTTTCTCCTCTGATTCTATAAGGCCCGCCGTTTTCGGATATATCTATTATTGCTTTGGAAAATCTTTCATCATCTGGAGTGCTGAATTCAACAATCAGATTTGACATTAGATTTCCATCTACAGTTGTGTATCCATATTCTGATACTTTTAGATCAGATACTTCTCTAGGAGCTTCCAGAGGGTTTTCCAATTCTGAGCCGTAGTTTTCTTGCTGCACTATTCCATCGTCAGTATATATTGCTTCATTATATTCAATAGCAGTAATAGACATATTTTCTTCATTGTCTTCTGATATTTCTGTTATACGAAAAGGTTTGTCTACCCACCCAGGCCTTTCATGAGTAACTAATACCTTATCTCCAACTTCTGCTTCAATTGAATTAATTCCAGCTCCAAAACTAATTATTTGAGTACATAGTTTTGATTTTTTCTGATAATATCTTGCTTCTCTTCCCGCTTGTGAAAATCTGTTAACACCATTCAGGGTTATAGTTTTCATAGCTTCACCAGACACGCTGTTATCTATGAATCTAGCTCCAATAGTTTCAAAGTTTTCAGCTGGGTCCGTATATTCAACTACAACTTCTCTTAATCTTTCTTTCCTGGAAGAACCTCGCCTTCCAAAGCTTCCTTCGATAATATTATCTGTTTCTTCATCATCAGAAAATATAAAACTTTGAGTTGCTACATCTGGTTTATCAATCTTTAATTTCAATTTTCCGTCTGACCAAATAAGAAAGGCTCTAAAAGTAGATAACATTTCATTAAGAATATCTAATGCTGAACTTTTAGCATCAATAACAAAATCTAACTCAAAGCGCTTTTCCCCGTCCACATATTGATCAGCATATTCTGCAGCCTCTTTGAAAGTTTCTAAATCTATAAAAGCATCAGCGACACCAAAACCAAATCTTTTGTTACTTATAAAATCTAAAACACACCAGGCAGGGTTATTACTGTATTTTGTTATCCATCGGCTGCCGGTCCAAACTCTTACATGCCGCCCTTTTACAATCGCGGTCATAGTTGGAGTGCCTGATGTCTCTAGTTTTTCAGCATCTAAAGTTGTTGAATAATGAGCAAGATAAGGAAATGTTTGAGAGCGCTCATTTTTCGACCATGAAGATTGCTTTCTATATCCTAATCTAGTTTCTGCACTAATAGATTTATCATCAGCTTTAATTTCTGAAATTGATTCAATCGGGCCTTCCGAAATTCCAACTTGCAGATCCATTAAATTATCATTTTCGCCGCGAATCTTTTGGTTAATTATGTTTCCTGCTACAAGATTCCGGCCATAAACTACCGGGACTGGTATCTGATGAGACTTAGTATTACTAATCGGGCCAAATGAATATGTTGGAGAATTTTTTGATTGATTCATGCTTTCTTGAAATTCTTTGGCTTCTTTATAGTTGTCATAAGAATTACCTACACTAAACCCAATCATTGCTCCGGCCGCTACTGTAACTCCTGCTGCAGTACTAGCCGCTGCAGCTCCTGCTGCTATTCCGACTAATGCTCCTGCTCCCATTTCCTCACCTCACTCTCCAGATTGAATGCAATCTTTTTTTCCACTTTGAAAATTTGCTAACTCTCGCTTTTGAATTATCAAAAATATGAATAAATCTATAGTTATCAACTAAAACACCAGCGTGCCTTGGTATTCCCCCGACTTCAAAAACTAATATGTCAAATGGTTTTTTATTATTTACACGATCGCAATATAAACTTAACCCTTTCGGCAGTCTATTTGGATTTTCTTTCATCCAATCTGGTGGAATAATTTTGCCATCTGTATCCGGAAGAATAATATTGTTATCTGCTAAAACATCAACAACTAATCCTAAACAATCATAACCTTCTTTGCCGCGACCATTAAATTTATAATTTGAATTAAGATATTTTTTTAGTTCCATTAATCAACACGCCTTACATTTCTGATTTTTGGAATATCTAAAAAGCCGCCATAAAATTGAGTGTTATTCCAGTACTTGCAGCCATGGCCTCCATTGTAAGTTAGATCGCATCCAGCTTCTAAATGATAACTATCGCCTGTTTGAGCATTTTGAAAAGGGTATTCTACATCAACAAAACCACTTGCAGAATAAATTATTTTTCTGCTTTCATTTCCAACCTTTATAATTCCATGTTTCCAGCGATCAGCCGGCTGATTCATTGCACTATCATATATTCTGTTATTAGATATGCTGTCAATGGTCCCATTTAAAGTTGGGATATTGTAACCGCAACCTTCTCCACCAAATCCACCAGGCCATCTGCAATTAACCCCGTAACTTCTGCGAGGTAATTCGACTTCTAAAGCATCAAGATTAGACACAAGCTCAGCAGTTAAATTATATTCATCAGTTGAAATTGAATCGATAACTGAGTCAGTGAACATTTCTATTTTGTTTTCAAATTTATCCAGATGATTTTTAAACACTTTCCAAATAGTAACTTTCCTGCCTTCAAATTGAGTATTAGCAATATAAGCTGAAAAATTTTTGGCAACATTATCAAAAGTAACTGAAACACTATCTGGAGCTGTTTTATTATTCTTTTTGATTTTGCTTCTGCTAATACTAGCTGCATAATAAGTTTGTTGATTCCCGAACTCATCAAAAAAAGCTATATTCTCGGGGAACATAGCGTAATAAAGAGTTTCTTCATCTAATTTAATTTGATAGAGTTCGATAGGCCAATTAAAATCTTTATTTTTTTCTGCAATTACATCAGGGCTTAGTGTTCTAGGCACTTATACCAGCTCCTTCAATTCAATAGAAAAGGAGTGAGCTTTGTTATCAAAAACTTCATCGCTCAATTTATTTTGATTGAACCTAACTTCTATGTCAGCTTCAATTATATTTCCGCTGCTATCTTTATAATCCCATAAAAAAGATTCGTATTGGCCTTTTCTGGCATAGAAAAAATTTATTATTTGTTGAGCATCATCGTTATAGTTATCTGTTTTATCAAAATCTAGTTTGAAAACCCTATAAGGCAAACCTTTGGGGCGCCTCTGTTCTTTGCCGCCTTCAAATTGAGTAACAATAGTATTAGTAACTATATCAACAACCCATGCCTTTTTATACTTAAAATCAAACTTTTCCAAAAGCTCACCTCCTTAAGATTTCTTAATAGCTTTTCTAAGATTTCCATTTCTCATAATATCTTGTCCAACTACATTAATTATTGCTTCTGGATTCCTGCTTACATATTCAGCAAATGATTTTGTATCTATTGCATTAATGTGATTATGAATTTCAGTTTTACCTCCAGGGCTCATACTTTCAAGAGTTTTATTTTGACCTTCAGTTAAAACTCTTTCCCCATATTCCAATATTGCTGGTTGTTCATTTGATTTAAGGCCATATCCGCCTCCAGTATGGAATCGCTGCATATTTTCTAGAGCTGTTCTTGGACTAACAAACCCTCCTTCATGAAATGAAGGTAAACTCATTCCACTTAAAGCAATATCAACGATAGGACCAACAATTGCTTTTTGCATAACCATAGAAGCTATTTGATCACCAATGTTTTCAAAAACATCTCCTAAATCTTCCCCGCGGGCAATTGCATCTGATAGGCCAGTTACTAAGTCATCTTTCCAGTCGACAAATTTTTGATTAGCATCTTCGATTTCAAGGCCTAAGTCTACCCAAGCATCAGTCATCCAGTTGATGGATTGTACTTGTTCTTCTTTACCCCCTGAATTATCTTTTCCTAAATTGCCGTACACTTGGTCTTTTAGCAGATTGCCTTGAGATTTTTCTGATTCTGGCAAAGCCTGCAAGGTTCCGTAAATTTTCTTCCATTTTTCAGAAAACATTTCATATTCTTTTAACCTATCCTGCAAATAATTTCTGTAATATTTTGTGCTTATAAATCCATTTTTATACTTCCATTCGATTAGATCTCTTTCAAGCTCTTTCTCTTTTTCAGCATATTTTTCTCGGGCTTCTTGCCGTTTAATTCGATATTTTTCTTCTATCTCGTCAATAGCTTCTTCTTTGCCTTTGGCGGCTTCCAATTCAACTTTTTCCTGCTGCCTTAGCTGTTCAAGCTCCTTGTCTAATCCTTCTTTTTTCATTATTGCAAGCTCGTTTCGATATTCTTTTTCAAGCTCCAGAGCTTTATCTTTTGCATCTCTAATAGCCTGTTCTTCTTTTTGAGAGTATAAATCCCTGATAGCTTGTTTAGTTTCTTCACTTGCTTCTAGTTCTTCAGCTCTATCTAATAAGGCTTGTCTTTCTATGTCTAACTTTTTCATTTCTTTGTCAAGTGGTTTATCAAGCGATGATATTTCTTTTTCTTGCTCATAATTAGAAATCATTCTTTCCAATTCTTCATTAAATTCTTCTAATTTACTTTTTTCGTCTGACAGACTGTCATCGCCACCATCTTCTCCACCATTGATTGCTTCTGATTTAGTGTTTTTTAATATATTCCAGTTCTGAATTAAATATTCTAAAAGAGAAATTTCGTCTTCAAGTTGTGTCTGCTGTTTTACATGCTCTTTTCGCTGTTTATCTGAACCCATAGCATATTGAGCAGCTGGTCCCATTTCTTCAAGCTCCTGCCTTTTTTTAGCAAGTCTGACCTCTGCTTCTGACAACTCTTCGATCTGCATTATTTCTTGTCTTAACTCGTCTCCGCCCTCCCAGGTAAAAGGCAAACCTGCAAGTTCTGATATTTTATCAATTAATAAAGTTACTTTTGGAATTAAATCATTCTGTAAAAATGGTGCTAATTGATATTGTAAAAATGGTAAAAACTCTGTTGCTAGTTGTCTTTTAGCTGCTTTAAGTTGCTCGTTAAGTGTGGCCATTTCATCTTTGAAGTCAACCCAGCTTTGAATATCTTCATCAGACATTTTTAAATCTAAGTCTTCTGCTTTTTTTTGCAAGTCTTCAATCGAATCAGTTCCGGAGTTAAGTATTGGAATTAACTCAGATCCTCTACGACCAAAAAGCTCCATAGTTATTGCATTTCTTTCAGTTTCCGTCTCCATTTCGGCGAGTGATTTAATAGTTTCTGGAAATATATCATCCATATCTCGCAAGTTTCCATTAGAGTCTTTAAGTTCAACATTTAAATCATTAAGTATATCAGTATATTGATTACCTCCTTCTGAAGCATTTAAAACATTTCTTGTAAATCTTTGAATTCCAGAAGAAAGATTATCAATATTAGTACCATTTTGTTCGGCAATATAAGACCATTCTTGAGTCGCTTCAGCAGTTAATCCTATTTTTTGGCTTAGCTTATCTACTTCATCAGCATAGTTCATTGTTTTATTGATTTCTCTGCCGATAACATAGCCAGCAGATGCAATAGCCGCGCCAGCTGCAGCCATTCCAGTAGCTAAAGCTCTACCAGCTTTTTTAAGATTGTCTAGCCCAAACTTTGCATTTCTGGCCTGCCTGTTAGTTTCTTTAAGCTGGCTGTTAAAAGTGTCAAGTTTACTTTCAGCCTGAACTATATCTCGCTTAAACTCACGATACTGTTTATCGTCTATTTCGCCTTTTTTAAACTTTTTCTCTATTTCATCTTGGGACTGTTTTAAAGCACTCAGTTCTTTTTTTGTCGATTCAATTCTATTTTTTAATAAATCCTGTTTCTGGCTTAATAATTCTGTTGATTTTGGAGAAAATCTTAAACCTCGATTAACTTTGTATAATTCCCTACCTATTTTATTCGATTCGGAACGAACATCTTTAAGAGCAGCGTTAAGCCCTTTTGTTTCTGCATCAATACGAACAGATATACCTTTAATTTGTCTAGCCATTCAATTACCTCCTTCCCATCATGATATCTATATCTGCTTGATTCGCTTTTCTAGGTTTATTAGAGTTGCTTTGATTTGATTTGCCTGTAAAAATATCAAAGGTTTCTAAAAAATCTTTAACTCTGAACTGATTAAGTTCTTCAAAAGACATGTTCATTTTTTTGCTCATTGCTATAATAATTAAATGTAATTTTTCATCATTCTCGCGGTTTTTGTTCTGACTCTGGTTTTCCTCCAGATTTTTCTCTACGAAAAAAGCCATCCGTCGATTCTTCGACTATCCCCTGAATGAATTTAGGATTTGTTATATCTTGTCCGTCAAAATCATTAACCCATTCTTCAAAAGTTGGAAAATTTCCAGGATAATTATTGGCCTTATTCATAGCCCAACCAATTCGTAATAAATTAACTGATTTAAAACTGCTAAAATCACCTTTCATTAACTTACTCATATTTTCTTGCTGAAATTTTGACAAGTCTGCTATTAAGTCGCTATCAAAAGTCTGGTCATAAAAAAGAAGGGCCATAGGAGTAGCCCTAAGCCCTATCTTCTTATTTGTTAATTCGATTTTTTTCATTAATTACCATCTCCTATTAAGCAGCAAAGCTTGGCATTGAAACAGCATCAAAGAAAGAATTGTAAACTGCTTCGTTATCTGCTTTTTCAATAGTTTTCTTGACAATTTTTTTGCCGTCATACTCATAAGGCAACATTGTTAGGCCGGCTGTATTAGTATCAGGTGTAATGCCAGAATCAGTGGTAGTATTATTTTGCCCTGGTCTTGCTGACTTACATCTGTAATATACGAATCTGCCTGCGTGATCGTCACCTTCGAACTGCCCCATTAATGCAAATTCTTTCTGTTTGCCGTCTGCATCTTCTACTAACGCTCCGTCATTATCAATTATCATTCCAACCATTTCTGCAAGAATTTCTTTAGGCAACTTAGCAGCTTCCCAATCACCTGTATAACCATTATTAGTAGTTGAGATGTAATACTTTGTGTTATCTGCGTAAAAAGTATTTTGATCACCTTCTGGAGTAGTGGTTAAGCTAACAGTTCCATCTACAGCTTTTGGATTTCCATATCCAGTAGTTCCGTCAGCAACTTCTGCATAAGCTCCCATTGTGGCTCCAGTAGTGCCGGTATCTGTGAATGAAATTGACAATGTGGCATCATCAGCTTGCGCAACCTTTGTCGCAAGATATACTACCCCAACATCATGCCAAGCCCTAAACGCCTCACTAATTACATCATCATTATTTAATACATTTACAATTGCTGATGCAACTTTGGCTGCATTTGTGTGAGTTTCACTTGCGAGAGGAACTACAACACTCGCAGGAGAATCAACCCCTAAAAGAGTATCTGCTGTAACTTGTAATTCTATTTCCCCATCTGTTGACGGTGGATCCGCAACCTCAATTTTTCCTGTCTGTGCTTGTCCTAAAAAAGCGACATGCATGTTTGATATACCAAAAGTAACTTTGTTTTCTGGCATTTTTTTAACCTCCTATTAGTGATATTTCATAAATCGTTTGATAAAAATCTTCGCTGTCGATATATTCAGGACCAATTTTGTTGTAATCTATTCCTAATTCTTTTAGTTTATTTTGAACTAATTGTTCAGTTGGCGGGTGTTTGACAGCTGTGTATAGTTCGACGTCATAACCTTCTATGTCCAAATAAGTAATATTATCTGCCTTTAAATTATCGTTATCACCGTTACTAATTAAAATAAATGGCAGTGGTTTTGTTTCTTTAAATTTCCCATAAGCAGCCGGAAATCCCTCGGATTTAAACTCATTTATTAAATCTAAATAATCCATTTACCCACCGCCATTCTCTAATATTTCATTGATTCGCTTTTCATACTGCGGAATATATTTTTTCTCAACTGGTCCGATGTGAGGATAAGCTCTAACTCTGCCAGTACCGCCAGCAATAGCGTGCCCTTTTTCGAGCAAATGTGTA